CCGCCTCATCCACGCCAGTGACGCCGGCGGGAAAGATCGGAGAGGCGTCGTCCGTTGCGCCCCAGGCCAAGAAGAACACGGCGTAGCGGTCGCCGAGGCTGCCTGACACGGGCTTGATTTTGAACTGGCAGATCGCATCGACGTAGCGGCCGTTCTGGTTCTCGACTTTTACGGAGCTGCGCGCCGCGCCAGAAGCGAGTCCGTTCAGCGTGATCTCGAAATTGGCGACCGGGCCGAACTGTGTGCGGATGGTGGACACGAGCGCCTCTTAGTCCTGGAGGATCGAAAGGTCGTTTTCGCGAACGATGACGAAGTCGCCGTCATTGACCGTGGCGGGGGACGACAGCGGGCCACCGCCGAGGAAATTGCCGCCGCTCGCTGTGTCCCACATGCCGATGTGGGTGTAGGTTCCGGCAGGCACCTGGATTAGCAGCAACGCCACATTGCGGATGCGTTTCGCGTTGCCGTCGCTGTCGACCGCAGTGAACTGCGTGACCGCCTTCCTGTCGTACGGCGCGCCGGCGGCCTCGCTCTGGCCAGTCTTGCCAGGATCGGCAGTGTGCAGGCTGCACCAGTGCTCAGTTACCTGGAAGTCTTGACCGAGGAACGCCTTATCGAGGATCTTCTGGTCGAGGTAATCGGAAAACGGCATAGTGTTGTTCAGGCCAACTCGACAACTTCGATGTTTACGTCCGTGCGGGCAGGGCCGACTGACTGGCTCCACTCTCCGTTAAAGCGGACAGTGTAGCGGCCGGCGACGGCCTGGCCCGTCGGATCGCATGAGAACTTCGGATTGGTCTCATACGGGTCATAGAAGTAGAACGGCTCAGCAGGGCCCTTGCGGGCATCGTAGAAATCCCGGAGTGCCGCGAGCTGCGTCGGCGTGAGCCGCTTCACCAGGCGCCAGCGCTTGCGGCTGTTCGTAGCCTGCACTGACCGCTGCGACTCACCATTCCGATACTCGTTGTCGATGACCGGATACTCACGCTCGTGAATGAATGCGCGGCAAAGGCCGTGCGGCAGAACCGTGGCTGGAGCTGCATTCTGAATCGAGCCAGGCATCACGTTGAAACCAGGTCAATCAGCCGCTGGTCCGGCCGCGCCCCGAGCTTCGCCGCCACGAATCGCGCATAGCCCGCAGGGTCATTACCGTCCGAAGCCGGAGCATAGACGCGAAACATCTCTTCGATAGTGGGTGGCCGGCCGTTCGTGTAACGCCCCTCCAGGTACTGGCCGATCAGCACGCGCAGGACGCGCCAGCCCTCATCGAGGGCGCGACGGCTCAGTTCCTCGCGCGAGGCTCCGAGGAAACGCTCTGAAGCCCACGCGACGAAGTCGACATAACCGCCGTCAGTCGGATAGGCGCGGCGCTTCGAGTCGCGCCAGGAGCGGAGGTTGCCGGGATTCGCGTTTCGTTGCGCGCGCGTCGGAAAACGCATGCCTCGTGCCTTCGCTTGAGCTTCCGTCACGAAGAATCCTTCCTTCTCCGCAATAGCGCGAGCCAACTTCTCAATAAGTTCTGCTTTCGTCATGACACCAACAGCCCCGGACTCAACTGCAACCCGGTCATCTCACGGCGACCGGCATTGGACTTTGCCGCTGACAACGTCGCCGATTGCACGGCGCGCGGGTTCTCGACCACCACGCGCACGGTCTCCTTCTCGAAAAATTCCTTGGCGCCTGGCACCGTGATGTTGATCACGGTGGGAGCGGCCGCGGACGGGGCGCCGCCGCCGATGCGATCAAAGGCTAGGCCGCCGGCGCTCTGCTGGAACAGGCTGCCACCCTGCTGGAGCAACGACACCGGGCGCACGGTGGCCGGTAGGCCAGAAGTGCTTTGGCCGGTCGAAAGAGCGTACAACTCGACCAGATCGCGGATCTGCTGGCTGCGAATGGCCATGTCGAGGTTGCCGCCGAAGCCCTGCTTGGCAATGTCGACGATCTGTTTCAGCACGTTCTTGTCGCTGATGTCGACGCCGTATGTGGCCTTGATCTTCTCGCGAGCCTTCTCCTGAGCGCCTTTGACGAACAGGCGGACAATGCCGGCGACCGCACCAGCGATGCCGCCGATGGCAGCGCCGAGCGGACCGCCGTACTTGAATCCGATCAGTGCGCCACCCGCCGCCGACATCCCAACTCCGGCCGCACCGCCGCGGCGCAGGCCCTCGTAGAGCAGTAGGCCGCCGCCGAGCAATGCCGCGTTCGATTTGCCGATGGCTGAAAGCTTCTGAAGCGTCGTCGCGGCTTCCCAGGTTGTCGCCATGCCGGGACCGAGTTGGACGCTGCTGCCGATGCCGAAGAACGATTTCAGGTTTGCCAGCGACGCCGCCCAGCCCGCCTTCGAGGACAATCCGCCGCCCGCAGACACCCCACCACTTGGGATAAACGGCGGGGTCGTGACCGGCACGTTCACGCCACCGAACACCGGCGTCGCGCCAATCCCCAGAAGTCCGCCGATGCCTCCCAGGATTCCACCTCCGGCAGTTGTCTGTGAGGCAAGAGAGACTTTCTGCCCCGTAAACATCTGCATTAGCATCGCCGCCACGCGGCTGGTGACAACATCTTTAATCGCCGTGAGCAGCGCGGTCTTCAGTGAATTGCCGATCGCTGACCAGATCGACTGTGACTTTGTCAGCAGAGCATCGAACACACCCTCAGCCTGGCGCTTGAAGGAATCGAAGATCTGCCGGTTGTGGTCGCGCACCATTGCCGCCGTCCGGTTGGCTGCATTCTGCCGCGCGGCATCGATTGCGGCATCCGTAGCTTCCTGATTCGCCTGGCGGATCTCTTCGCGCTGCTGAGTGAGTTCGGCAATCCGGGTCTTGATCTCGTCGGCGCGATAGCCGAGCCGCCGCAGGTTCGCCTCTTCCTCCAGGACCATGCGCGACGTTTCGAGGTCGAACAGGCGCATCTTGATCTCGTGGACGCGCTCCAGGTAATCCACTTCGATCGCGGCCTTGCGCTGTTCCACGGCGACCTTCTGCGCCAGGGTCTGGGCGTCCACGGCTTCGACAGCGCGGAGTTGGGTGTCCCGGTCGATGCCGGCGCGTTGCTCTTCCACGCCCATCATTCGTTCGAGGTGATCCAGGTTCCGCCGCGCGATCTCCTCGTTGTACTGGAGCTTCCGTTGGTAGACCTCAGCCTCAAACTCCATCCGCTGTCGTGCCGCTTCTTCCTCGGCCTTCAGGTACTCGACGAGATTTTCCCGGTTGTCCTTGAGCAGCTTCTCTTTGAATGCAGTCCATCTGCTCGCCAACTGATCGAGCACGTTCTGCCACGCGGTACGCGTCAGCGCAATCCGGCGCTCGACGCCGCGGTCGTCGACGAACGTCGTCCACTTCTGGATCTGTGCATTCATCTCGGTGATCTCGCGCGCAAAGCCCGTCTGCGTCTTTGCGCCGGCCTCGAGCGCAGCCTGGCGCGACTCCCGTTCCACCTCGAGTTGCCGCTTGCGGATCTCGGCCGCCCGCTTTAGCGTCTCGAGGTCCGGCTCATTGCCGGTCTTGACCGTAAGCTTCGGGACCTCAAACTCGAAGGACTGCTCTCCCGGCAAGAGCCGCTTTCCGAGGACTACTTCCCGGATCTGGTCATCGGTCATGCCCTGCTTCCGGAGTTCCTCGACGCTGGTCTTGCCGCTCAGCAGCTGCTCGCGGAGTGCCTTCCGTTGCATCTCGTCGAAGCGCGCCTGCAATTGTTCCTGGGTGTTTTTCCAGTTGGAGTAGATGATGGCGCCGGCTGCGACAACGCCGGTGGCGAGCAGGGCATACGGATTCAGGCTGGCCAGTCTGAGCGCGGCAATGGCCTTCGCCAGAGCCATGATCTTGTCGGCAAGGGCATAGGCCGCCAGAACGCCGGAGACCCAAAGGGCCACTTCGCCGAACTTCTTGAGCAGATCGGTGTTCACCCGCAGCCATCCGACGAGCCCGCGGAGGTTGCCGATCAATGCCTTGAAGTCATCCTGGAACTTGGCTCCGATATCTTCACGGAGATTGTTGAACTCGCGGCGCAGCGCCCCGAGCTGTCCTTCCACGGTTTGCGAGGCTGCCGCGTGCGCACCCTGGATCTTTGCGCCCTCACGCATTACCGCGTTGTAGCGGACCTGTTTTTCTTCGCTCTCGGTCAGCGCGCGACCGAGTTTCAGCTCCTGAATGAGAACTTCCTTCTGGAAGTCAACGAACAGGCCCAACGTGCGGAGTCCGCGCGAGGCGCCCGACTCGATCGCCAGGACAATGGCCTCGATCGCCTCGCCCGCCGATACGTTCTGTACCGCCGCCGCATTCTTGGCGAGTTTGGCGAGACCCTCGGCCTTGGCGAGATCCATGTCGGCAACGATGAGACGCTGTACGGCATGTGTCGCCTCGGTGAACTCGAAACCGATCTCTTCGATGGCGGCAACCTGCTTGGCCGCGGCTTCTGCGCCTACACCGTGCGCCATGGCAAGCGCTTTGAGCGAAGCCTCGGCCTTGGCGTTCTCGGCCGCCATCATGACCGAACCGACCGTGAAATCCTTTGCCCAGGCAAGCGCGGACTTGATGGCGTCGGCGACCAGATTGCCGGCGGTGGCGCCTTTCACCATGGCCGCCGTCATGCCATCGATCCCCTGCGCCGCGCCCCTCGCGGTCTTGGCGGCGGTGGCTTCCATGCTCGACAGACTGGCATTGACGGTCTTGATGGACTGGTTGGCCTTGTCCACCTCGACGGTGACGACCAGTTCCAGTTTGTTATCGGCCATGGGGATTTATCTGCTCGCGGTCCAGCCTGTCGCGCTCTTCTTCGAGCACCACCAGGGCGCAGAACTCGTCCGCCCGAATTTCATCGAGACCGATCCGGATGCCCAACTTCAGGGCCGCCCGGAGATCGAGTGCGCGCCGGATGAGAAGCCCGGACTCGGAATACTGTGCTGCGTCGAGCTTGTCGAGCGGGCAGTGGTCGCACCGGTCGCCGTCGTCGGGCCCATCCGGACAGATGCCGGGATCGCACAGTTCATCGCGCCGCAGCGACCAGTGAACGAGGAATCGCAGGGAGGGGTGTTCCGGCCACTCCCCGGGTGTCAGTTTGGGCCGCCGGTCTCCTGGAAACTGGCATCAAGAGCGTCGATGGCCGCCTTCACCGCGACGGCCTGGTGAATGATCGGAGCCTCGCCGGCGTAGCCTTCCGTCGCCGTGATCAGCTTCTTGTAGAGCGCGCCGGCGGCGCCGAGGTTGATCGTCAGTTCCTGGCGGTTGTACGGCAGGTCGAGCACCCGCGCGAATCCGCGGCGGTATTCGAACACGTCTTTGGCGGACGGCATCCTCAGAAGATGTGTCACCGCGCCGCCCAGCACGCGCAGGGTGACTCGGAAGGAATCGCCGGTCTGCACCACGTCGTCCACTTCCGCCTGGCTCAACTGCTCGACGATGCGGTTGGCCTCGAAGGGATCGACCTCCCCGTCCCCCTCGCGGATTTTGGCGAGCAAGGCCGCATCGGCGTCTTCGCCGCCCGAGATGATCGTCTCGGAAACGCCGCGTCCCAGTTGCTTGATGATGACCTTGCGCCGGCGCTGCCGCTCGATCCAATCGTCGTCAGAGGGGAACCGCACGCGGATCGTCTTCACGCCTTCCGGCGCCCGGAGGTTCATTGCGATAGGCTTGGTTGCGTCAAACATGAGGGTCTCCTATTGGCAGATGCCGTCCACGTTGCATTTGGCCACTGCAGAGACGACGCCGTTGGTCGTGTCCCACATTGGCAGGCACTCGACCGAGACCGTCACGATGCCGTCCGTTTCGCCGAGTTCCGCGGTCGCGAAGGAGACTTTCTGCCAAGTAATCTCCAGGGAGTTGTTGGCATCGTAGGTGAGCGACAGCACCGCCGTGCCCGTGGACTGGTTCTTGAGCTTCGTCAGCTCCGTCGATCCATTTTCGAAGCGGGCTACGAACCGGAGGGTTCCCTGGCGGTTGCCGAACTCCAAGCGGCCGCGGATAGCGCCGCTCGTCGCATCGCCTGGCGTCTGGAAGCCCGAGCCGGGGAAGAAGCCGCCATCCATCCGGACGTTGTTCTTCCACGACGTTTCAAGCGAGACGATGTTCTTGTTCGAGACGTAGTTGACCCCGTTGATCGTGAGCGCAAGCGACGCCGACGGCAGTAGCTTTTCGACGGTCGCCGCCGGCATCGTTATCCCGGACGGCTCAGTCACTTTCCCGGAGCCAACGAACTCGACGGTGATCTTTGAGTTGGCGCGGCCCGGTCCGCTGCCGATGGAGACCGTCCAGCCTTCGACCACGCAGCCGACGGCCATGCGGTCCGCCACAACGCCGGCACCCGGGCGGAGCTGTTCGACGAAAGAGAAGTACGGCAACTCGGCCGCGTCACCGCTGGCCGGAATGAGCGGCGTGCACGTGTAGGTGAAGTTCGGCGTCGTGCCCGACTTAACCACCTTGCCGAGTCCGTAGGCCATCGCCCACGCACCAATCTCGGCACCAAGGTACTTTTCGAGCGTGCCGTTCACGTCCCACGACGTCTGGAACGACTGCGTGGGAAACTCGTGACCCTTGCCGAACTCTTCTGCGTCGTTTTCGGTGTTCAGCTTCGGATTGGCGAGCGCGGCGTTCAGCTTCCGCAACTGCCACATCTGCACGCCGGTGTTGGCTGTGGCGATGTCGGCCTGCTTCTGCTTACCGAAGCAAATCTGGATCTCCTGCATCCGCGTCACGGACATCAGGCGTTACCTCCTCTCGTTCGGTCAACTGCCGATAGCCACGAATCATCAAGGGCACCAGAACATCTGGTCGCGCCTCGACATACTGCACTTCGCCGTCTGGCGAAACCAAAGCCACTTGTTCACTCATCTCCCATCTCCGTGAATGTCATCGGCACCTCAAAGTAGTCGAGCCCTTCCGCGTCGGTCTGCCGCTGGATGAGCGGTAGGTCCATCGGGTAACAGGAGGGATGCACCGTCGCGTTAAGCATCGGCACGCCCAGCGATGACAGCACTCCCTTTGTGATCAGCCGGAAAAGCCGGTAGTAGGCTGTGGGTGGATCACCATCGAATGTCTCACGCGCCCGCAGGTAGAGCGTGACCTGGTGCTTCCACACATCGACGCCGCCGAAACTGCCCGGTGTCGTGCCCTGCCAGGCGGCCATAATGCCAGGCGCAGGCATGTCGTGGATCGCTGCGGCGAGGCTCGCCCGCTTCGGATACTGATCGTGGTAAGCGAATATCCGTTGCTCGTCGCCGCCCATCTCGGTCACCAGTTCCGGGATGTCGCGCAGCAAAGCGACGAGGTTGTCGACAAGCTCGGCCGGGTTGATCACCTCTGTTTCCCTCCCAGGGCGCGCTCAACGAGTATCCGCAGTTTCATCGCTTCGAGCATTCTTCGGGCGGCCTCAACGACGGCCGCCTTGTTTTTCGGCGAGAACACCATCCACTCCTCGCGCTTCTGATTGGCCCAGGCCTTGATCCGGTCCTTGCGAGTCGAGACGGTCGCCTTGGCCTGGTTCTCGCTCACCGTCCGGACTTGGAAGTTGCGGAGCAGGTCGCCGCTGAAGGTGAGATTGCGGCGGTTGCCCTTTCGCTTCCGCGTTTTGAAGATCGCGTAGCGCTTGGTGAGCGGTTTGGCAGCGCTATCGCCGGGCCCCTGCGCCGTGCTCACGCGCGCCTTCACGGCCGCGACGCCCGCGCTGCCCAGCTCGTACATCTGCCGCTGGCGGAAGTTGAGCAGGTCGAGGCGGAGTTGCTTCTTCTGGTAGACCCGGACGCTGGGCATCGATGAACTCATCCGCGACTTCAGGACAATTGGCCTGAAGTTTCAGTTGACCTGTCGCAACCTCAGCACAGCAGCACCTTCGGTGTCGGCTTCGATGTCGAACACCTTGTACCGAGCACCGCCGATCTCGACCTCGTCCCCGCGCACGGGCGCCGCCGCCAGATCCGCCAGCCGGAGAAATAGCACCACATAAACACCCGGCGAGGCGTCCTCGGCTTCCCGCACCGCCTGGAACACCGCGCGGACGGTGGCCTGCCCACCGGCGTCGGGCAAGTAGAGGACCTCGCGGCCGAACGTGTTCACGACGGCCCCGTTCAGGCCACTCACTGCCGACTCCCAACCGCTCATGGTCAGGCCTTGGTCGCCTTCACCAGCACTTCCGGCCGCAGACAAATGGGCAGCGGGTTCTGCTGCGTGTGCAGGTCGGTACCGCGCCCGAACTTCCGCGGCTCCTGCTTGGCGTAGAGTGGCAGGCCCAGCGTGTTCGCCGTCTCGTTGAAGTCAGCCGGCGCGAAGTACGTGCGGAACGTGTTCGCCGTGCCCAGCGGGAAGAAATGTGCCTCCTCGTCGGCAACGAACTTCCGCACATTGCCGGAAGCGTCGGTCGCCTGGCCGCGATACTCCTCGAACGTCACGCCGCCGAACGTGAAGCCGGTTCGGTAGTCGTTGCCGAGTTGCTGGTTGCGCTGGTAGTACTGGAAGGCCTCTTTCACCTTCGAGTGCGTGGTGAAGGCGTCGTAGAAGCCCTGCGAGCACAGGCACAGGATGCCCGTCATGAACTCGCCCTTGAGGTTGTCCTCGATGTGGCGCTTCACTTCGAGCACCTTCAACAGTACCTCAGTGGTGTTCGTCGTGAGCGCAAAGTTGACGGTTTTCGGCGTGATGTCGAACTCGGTATAGAGGTTGTAGAGCGTCGACCCGTCGGCGTCCAGGATCACGCCCTTCAGGGCGCCCATACGCAGGTGCTCCAGCGTGATGGCGTGCTTGTTGCGCATGTTCTGCAGCTTCATCGCCATCAGGTTCGCTAGCGCCTCCGTCTCCGACTCCGACCCGAAGGCGCGAATCCCTTGCACCTCTTCGGGCAATACGGCGTCGTCGTGCGGGATGTGCGGGATCACGAACGAGCGCACCTTGCGCTTGCCCTGCGTGCCGACAGTGCCCGGCGCGCCCACCGGTTGCGTGGGGAGCAGGTTCAGCACGCCGCTCATCTCTTCGATGATGATGGTGCGCGTCCGGACACCCGTGGCGGGCATCAGATTCAACTGCTCGAGCCGCCCGTAGGTGTTCGGGATCTTGTTGATGGCCGCCGTGAGCGCGACCATGTTGAACGCGTCAGTTGCGAATGGATTGAGGATCGGCATGGATGTTAGGCTCCTTCCCGGACAAGAATGCCCAGGGTTTTCAGTTGGGCAATGGCGATGGCCTTCTGCGGCGCGGTGAGTCCGGTCTTCCACACCAGCGCGACCCGCGATACGATGGCATCGCGCGCGATGATCACGGTCTGCCTGGCGGCGGCGCTCGCGTCAACGGCTTCCACCAGGACGCCTGCGGCGAACTGGAGGCCGTCGCTGGCAGCGGGATTGAACTCGCCGATCTCGCTCGCGACCGACACCGCAATCGTGAAGGAGTCGCCCACTTCGAAATCGGTGCTGCCATCAGCGAGGGTGCAGTTGATGTGATCCCCGGCGTAAGCGACTGCGACCGTGAGGTCGGGCAGCGGCAGGCCGCGCGGGTCTACGACGGAGAAGACGCCGGCGTTGGTGACCTTGGTCTTGCAAGTCAACACGTAGTCGCCGGGCAGCGCGGCCGGACCGAGGGTCACCGTGCCCATAGCTCCGTTGCCGACATTGGAGCCGCCAGGCGTCACGGTAACGGCGGGCGCCTTCCGGCCCACAACGGCGCCGAGTGACAGGTTGCCCGCGGTGAGAGTCACCTCATCGCGGGAGAACAGGTTCGGGGCTTCGTATTTGAGGACATCCCCGAGGTAGTTGCTTTCGGTTTGGACGGGCATGGATTACTTTGCTCCTTTCGGGCCAGCCAGTGCCGCGCAGGCCTTCACGACGGGGTTCTCATCGAGGTTCTGCTTGGCCGCCGTGCTGGCCTCGGGCAGAACGTGGGACCGGATCTCGTCCTGACCGGCGTCGGCTCGCAAGGTGAGTAGCTCCTTGCGGACGTCGGCAGCGGAGAGGTGCCGGGCGATAAAGTCGCCGGCGAGCGCGGGCCGGCCGGCGATGGTGCACAACACGACGATCTCGGCCGCCTCGGCATAGCCTTGGTCGCGGGCCGCGGCCTCAATGGCGGCGAGATCGGGAACGGGCGGACTCGTTGCCGCCTGGGTGGGTTCGGACACAGTAGTGCCTCCTTTCGTGAACTTGGTTTGGGACAACGACGCTGTCATCGCGGCGAGGGCGTCGCGGAAGGTGCCGACGCGGTCGGCAAAGCCACGAGCGACGCTGTCGTCGCCGTAGAGGATGCCCGCCTCAGTACCGCGGACGGCTGCCGCGCCCGTACTTCGCCGGCGGGCAACGGCATCGACAAACATGCCGTAGAGCCGTTCGACCTCCGTGACCAGCACATCACGAGCGCCTTCCGACAGCGCCTCGTGCGGATTGAAATCGTTCTTGCGGTCGCCGGCGAAGATGGTCGTGTACCTCAGACCGTTGGCCGCGTCCCAGCCGCTCTGGTCGAGATGCATCGCGATGATGCCCACCGAACCGACGCCGCCTGTACGTGTCACCCAGATGCGGTCGGTGGCCGACGCCAGCAGATACCCGGCGCTGAGCGCCCAGTCGTCGACAGATGCCCACACCGGCTTGATCTGTGCCGCCTCCTCAATTAGGCTCGCCACGTCCCAGGCGCCATTGGCCTCGCCGCCGTAGCTGTCGAATCGCAGGAGCACGCCCTTGACCTGCGGGTCTGTGGCGGCCTCGAGAATCTCGTTACCCAACTGCTCATAGGAAGTGAGTCCCGACTGCGCATCCATACCGGAGGCCCGATTCACCAGGCTCCCCGCGACTTCGATGACTGCCACACCGGCATCGGTGACGGCGTATGGCTTCCGTGACCGCTGCTCGGCAAGCAATGCCGCATCCACGGGAGGCGGATCGACACCGAGACGCGGCGCCAGCACCGCCAGGATCGCGGTCAGCTTCTTCGAGTCGATCATCAGCGGCGTGTTGAACACGCGCGAGGCGATGTGCGAGAGATTCGTCATTGAGTTTCCGTTGCCGGCTCCTTCTCGGCCACCCTTTGCCCGTTGCTGGTGGTCTTGCGCGGATCGGAGTCGAACGTCAATCCGAGCGAATCGGCGCGTGTGTTGTCGGCGGCGACCTGCCGGTCGACGTCTTCCTCGTCGTAGCCCATCTCGTTGATGACGGCGCTACGCGGCTTGAAACCCGCGCGCACGGCCACGACCTCGGCGTTCATGTCCTTCAGCGGGTCGACCCAGTCCCAGGATGGCGGCCGCCACTCGACGTCAAGGTAGGCTTCCCGGTTGCGCTCATAGTCGCGCGCATTGATCGCGCCGGCTATCACAGCCGCCTCGATCCAGGCGCGCCACACAGGACGGCAGAATTGAAAGACCATTACTTGGTGCTGGAACTGCTCGCACCGGCGACGGAACTCGAGCAGGCCCGCGCGGATCGAAGAATAGTTCACTCGCTCCAGATCCCCAGTGAGTTGCTCATAGGTGATCCCCAGGCCCGCAGCGATCGCGCGCAACTGGACGCGCATGAACTCCGTGTACATGCCGCCCACGTCGCCCGGCTCGGTGAACTTCACATCCTCGCCGGGTAGGAGTTTCACCATCGAGCCTGGTTCGATCCCTGCCAGCGGCGCGCCGCTGGCGTCCGTTTCGCCTTCGCCCGGCTTGCTCCCGATGACCGGATCCTCGGGATTGTTCTCGGTGATGAAGGCAGCGAACATCGCCGCCAGCTTCTTGCGAACCAGTTCGGCGTCATCGTACTGATCCAGCTCGTGGAGCTTCACCAGGACCTGCGTCAGCCAGGGCTGCCCGCGATGCTGGCCCGGACGGAGTGG